GGATATTCGCCTACTTCTAGCATGAAAGCAGAAGCCGAGCGAGGACTGGATTGGCGAGCTGAATACAATAGGGGAGGCACTCTGGTGGGGGTCTCTAGAGCCAGGGATATCAGCAACGGCCGCAAGCTGCCCTTCAGGACTGTGCAGCGCATGGTGAGCTACTTTGCTCGTCACGAAGTTGACAAGCAAGGCGAAGGATTCAGTCCCGGCGAGGATGGATACCCTTCAGCTGGCAGGATCGCGTGGGCGCTATGGGGCGGCGACGCTGGTCAATCTTGGGCCAATAACATCTCGCAGAATGCAGATCGTCAAGCAGATGAAGATAGGGAGATCATTGACATGAAGGAACTGGAAACTCGATCGCTACCGATGGGCGACTTCACCGTGACCGAGGGTGAGGATGGGCAAAAGACTTTCAGCGGTTATGCCGCACTCTTCAATACGCCATCGCAGGGGATGCCATTCACAGAAGTGATTGCTCCCGATGCTTTCACGCGTACTTTGAAGCGAACCGAAAACAACAAGAAGATTATCTCATTCCTCTTTGGCCACGATGAGACACGCGCACTCGCCACTACGGCGAGCGGCAGGCTCAACCTGACTCAAGATGCACGAGGCCTGAAGGTCGAAGCGAAACTCGACCCGGCTGACCCCGACGCAGCAAGCGTCATCAGCAAACTGACCTACGAAGCGCGCTCGATGGGCATGTCGTTCGGGTTCTCAATCCCAAAGAATGGCGATGTCTGGGAGGAAAATGTTCGCACTCTCAAGGAGATTAACCTCTTTGAGGTCAGCGTCCTTAGCGCAGGCCAGACCCCTGCCTATCCCTCAACTATCGGTTTGACTGCAGTTCGCAAGGTGTCTGCCGACAAGCTGGGCGTCGATGGCGATCGGCTAATGAATACGCTTGAAAGCATCAAGTCGGCACAGCCGCTAACTGAAGACGATGTGCAGTTGCTGGATCAAGTGCGAGAACGACTCGCGCCAAAGCCAGTCGGCATCCATGCGAGTGTGGCAATCGCATTGCTGGAAACTAAGAAACTGATTGAAGAAGTACTCTAAGGTCACGAGGCCGTCGTCCCGCTACCCGATGTAGGTAAGCCCACGATTAGGTCATCCCGCTGGAGAGTAAAATAAACCCATGAGAATAGAAGGAGAAAGAAATGTCATTCGACAATCTCGCTGACAAGCGAGCGAACCTGCTCACGCAGGCTCAGACAATCGTCACAGACCTCGCCGAGAAGGGTGGAGTTCTGGAAGGCGAATCAAAGCAGCAGTTCGACGGACTCGTCGCAGAGGCCGGCACGATCGCTGAAGCAATCCGAACCGAGAAGGCTGCATCAGAGGCTCGCGCCGCTGCTGACTCTGCTCGAATCGAGAAGGCTGCAGTTATCGCACCTAAGGCCGACCGCGATGACAACGCAGAGCTCCGTGACCTTGGCCGCAATGGCGGTTCAAAGACATTCGAGCGACGCGACGTCAGCCGTGGAACCGGGCTGGGCAATCCAGTGGACATCTTCAACCGCGTCAATGTGGTTGCTGGTCAGCTGAACCCATTCCTGAACGCAGACGCTGTTACGGTATACAATGTCAGCACTGGCAACAACATCCAGTTCCCACGAGTTACGGCTCTTGGTACGGCTGGTTCGTTCGCCGAAGCTGCCCAGATCACTGAGTCGGATGGCACGCTGTCCGCACTCTCGCTCACCCCAGTCAAGTACGGTATCATCCTTCAGGTCACCAATGAGCTCGTCAACGACGCAGCTTTCGACCTGTCCGCAATGATCGCCGACAAGATGGGTTCTGAAGTCGCAGTAAAGCATGGTGCTGTTGCAGGCACCGCGATCGCGACTGCAGCTGGGACGGCTGGTACCGCTGGTACTTTGATCCCAACCTACGCGGAACTCGTCTCACTCCAGTACTCTGTAAAGCAGCAGTACCGCAATGCGGCGAAGGCCGGATTCCTTACGACCGACGCGAACCTTGGAACGATCCTTGGCATCACGTCCTCGTCAGTGCCGATCTTCCAGCCAGCTGGCCAGGGTGGCGTTGATCGCCTTCTCGGCAAGCCAGTGTACACGACGGGAGGCCTCGCGGCCTTCGGCGCGAACGCGAAGGGCATCCTCTTCGGAGACCTTGGCAACATCGTGACCGTAATCGTCGGTGGCGTTCAGATCGAGTCCTCACGCGAGTTTGCGTGGGACTACGACCTGGTCTCCTATAAGTGCACCATTCGTGGGGCAACTGATCTCGTCCAGGCGGATGCGGTCAAGTTCCTCAAGTCTGCCGCCAGCTAATCCGAGCTAACCGGTTAGACTCGCTGGGGACTGGGTTTCGGCCCAGTCCCCAGCATTCGAGCTCGAACAACATATGCCCTGGAGCGTCCAGGTGACCCGATAAATAACTGGGCGGCACTTTGGGCGCCTGATTAACATGAAGGGTGGGGGCGAATGAATCTCATCGAGAGGATCAAGAAGATTGCTGCTCGCAAAGCTGCCGTCAAGCTGCCTGCAGGCAAGAGGGAACGAGCTGTGCTGGCGAGGGGAACCAGCTTTGCAACTATAAAACATGAACCGGCCGTACGGCACGAAGAAAGGGAAGACGAGTGAGCCTTGAATCTAGCTCAGTGACTATCGGAACCACAGCCACCGTGATCGCCACTGGCAAGACTGGTGCGTCGTGGGTCTATCTTCACGCGCCAACTGGCGGCAACACCGTATTCATCGGACCATCAACCGTCACGGTCGCAACTGGGCTTGAAATGCCTAAGGGTGCGCTGCACGAGTTCTGGCTTGCCGAGGCAGACACGCTGTACGGTATCGTTGCAAGCAGCACGCAATCACTTATGGTCTTGAAGTCAGGGGGTCGCTAAATGTCCTACGCAACACTTGCAGAGTTCAAGAGTGCCATCGGCATCGCGTCAACCGACACTGCCGACGATACTCCTCTTCAGTCTGTTCTCGATGCAACCGACGCGCTAATTGATAACTATTGCGATAGGAAGCAGGGATTCGGGACGGCTGCCGAGACGCGCTACTACAATGCAGAGGCGTATGAGTACGTGCTCATTGATGATCTCGTCAGCATCACCACCCTGACCACTGACGACAATGGGGATGGAACCTACCCCACGACCTGGGTGGCCGGCACTGACTATAACCTCTCGCCACCCAACGCTGCGCTTGACGGCTGGCCGTATACGCAGATCGATGTCTCAGTAAAATATCCACGTAACTTCCCCAAGCTGGTTTACCGAGGAGTCAAAGTGCAGGGATTGTTCGGCTGGCCAGCTGTGCCTAGCGCAGTGAAACAGGCCGCGATCATTCAGGCTGGTGCCGTATGGTCAAGTCGAACCTCGCCCTTCGGCGTGATCGGATCTGCCGACCTTGGGGGGATCTTGCGCCAGACTCGCGCACTTCACCCGGAAGCGCAAGTGCTGCTTGAGCAGTACCGTAAGCGAGATGGGCTGGCTCGATGAATGACCAAACAATCATTGCCGGCCTCGCAGCGCATCTCACGGCGGCTACGCCACCGAGCGGTTATTCACTTCGTGCGGTCCACGCCACGCCACCAGACAATCTGGCGGTCGTGCCGGCTGCAGTTATTATACCGGGATCGGACTCTGTGGGGTATGGTGCAGCAGTCAGGACGGTCACTCTTAACCTTGCCGTAAACATCTATCTTCAGCCGCAGGCAGATCTCAGCAGGAAGTACGCCGACCTCATGGTCTGGCGCAGCTGGCTTCGGGATGTGCTGATTGACGGCGTGACTCTCGATGGAACATCTGCGGTTGCTCAAGCATCCGTAACTTCAACTGCTATCGGAACCGACACTTGGGCCGACTCCGATTATATCACAGTCAGCGCGGCCGTAGAGGTCGCAGTAGTGGAGAGTATTAATGCAAGTGCGTGATGAAGACATGCAGCAAGAGAAGCTGCTCGTAACCTATGTTTCGGGATCGCTTCCCGAAGGTGTGTTCATGCCAGGTTTACCAACTGACAGTAGCGCAGTGCTATTGCCAAAGGTGGTGGCTGAAGCATACATTGATGCGGGGATTGCCACCAAGGTGGTCTCCGGTAAGAATGCTGCGCCAGCAGCCAATGAAGTCGTAATCGATAACGACAAGGAGATCAAATAATGCC